CGGGGACGGAAAGGCGCATTTCCGCGATGATGAGTCTGCGTCGGACTGAACTGGCCTACCGGGCCGTGCGTCGGGTCCTCGAGGAGGAGCCCGCGATGCTGCTGGGTGAGGAACGCACGCTGCGGGCGGCCGAACGTGTGCTCGGTCGCATGGTGGGGTGCGCGCGACGGCACGCCGCCGGGGCCCCTGACGGGGGGCGGGCCGTGACTCCCGGGACCCCATCACCCCCCCACGGGGCGTGCGTCCCCGCAAACGCTAAGGGGGTCCGCGATGCGCGCCAAATTTTTCCCGGCTCCCCCTCCAGCTAGCCTACGCTTCTTCGTCTTCCCTTCGTGTGGTAGCATGACGCTACATGGATCGGCACGTGGACTGTCCTGGGTGTGGGATGTCGTTGATTGTGCGGACGTCGGTGGTGGCCCGGGAGGCATTGGTGCAGGCGGGGCGGATGCGGGCGTCTGGGATGACGCGGGAGGAGCGGTCACGTGGGGGACAAGCGAGACGGAAGCACGCGGATATATCCCGGTCGCATGTTGATGTGGCCGACACCGTACAGCGTGACGCCGCTGCGGATGCACTACGAGGTGCCCGTGGCGGTGGTGCGCAGTCTGATGCCGAGCGACTGGCCCAGCGCGCCGTCGTCCTCGCGACGGGCCGCACCTGCTCCAAGTGTCCCGCCGGCTGTCCCGGGCAGCCCGTCTGCCGGTGCTGCTGCCACGCCTGATGCGTCGTAGCTGGAGCACGGCGCAGATTTCGCGCGAGACGTTGGAGCGGGTGAAGGCGGAGGCGCGGCGGTCGGGGCGGACACAGCTGGCGGTGGTGGAGACGGGGTTGCGGCTGTACCTGGCGGAGGTGGAGCCGCGGTGCCGGGAGGACGCGTTGCTGGCGCAGGCGGCGGCGTATGCGCGGAACCACGGTTCCGTGTAGTGGCTCGACTCCTCCGCCAGTTCGGCAGGAGCCCCGCTTCTGCTAGGCTGCCCGTGCGGTGGCGGCGCACGAGGCGGAGGTACGCGAGGAGCTGCGGACGCTGTGCCGCACGCGCACCTACTTCCTTGCCAAGGTGCTCGGCTTCGACAAGCTGAGTCCGACCACGCACCACGCGCTGTGCGACTTCATGGACCGGAGCCCGCGGCGGGCGCTGGTGCTGGCGCCGCGCTCCACGTTCAAGAGCACCATCGGCACGATCACGGACATTGTGCGGATGATCCTGAACCAGCCGGACATTCGCATTTTGCTGGTCAGCATCTCCCAGGACAACGCGTGCAACCTGCTCTCCGTGATCAAAGCGCAGTTCGAGCGCAACGTCACGTTGCGCTGGCTGTTTCCCGAGCTGCTGCCCGACTTCGCCAAGACCACGCGCTGGAACAAGACGGAGATGTGCGTGCGTCGGGACCGGGACTGGCCGGAGGCGACGGTCGAGGCCATCGGCGTGCAGAGCACGGTCGTGAGCCGCCACTACGACGTGATCAAGAACGACGATCTCGTGGACCAGAACACGGCGGAGTCGCCCGCCGAGCTGGCGCGGGCGCTGGAGTTCTACAAGACGGAGGAGTCCCTGTTGGTGAGCCCGCGGGCGGGGCGCATCCAGACCATCGGCACGCGGTGGCACTTCCACGATCCCTACGACTGGATCCTGAAGCACGAGGAAGGCGTCGAGGTCTTCCAGCGGGGCGTCTACAACCCCGACGGCACGCTCTACTTCCCCGAGCAGCTGCCCGAGGAGGAGATCGTCCGCCTGCGTGCCAAGTACGGGACGTTCCTGTTCTCGGCCCTGTACGAGAACAACCCGTGCGATCCCGACGCCGGCAGCTTCCGCGAGTCGTGGCTGCGCTGGCACAAGGTCGAATACGACGTCGTGGTGCCCGACGGGGGACAGCCGATCCCGCTGGAGAAGCTGCGGGTCGTCATGCGCGTGGACCCCGCCATCAGCGAGGCGCGGACGGCGGCGCGCACGGCCATCGTCGTGGATGGTGTGGCGCCGGACGGGCGCAAGTTCCTGCTGGACGTGTGGGCGAAGCGCTGCCAGCCGAGCGACATGTTCGACGCCATCTTCAGCCTCTACCAGCGCTGGGGCTGTCAGGCGGTGGGCGTCGAGTCGGTCGCCTACCAGCGCGCCATCCAGCACTTCCTCGCGGAGGAGGCACGACGGCGGGACCGCTGGCTCAACATCGTGGAGCTGCGCCCCGACACGCGGAAGTCGAAAGAGGCGCGCATCCGCGCCGTGCAGCCGTATCTCGAGCGCGGCGAGATCAGCGTGAGCCGGGAGCACCGCGAGTTTCTGGACGAGTACCGCACGTTCCCGATGGGGAGCACCGTGGACGTGCTGGATGCCTGGGCCTACGGGCCGGTCATGTGGGAGCCGCCGCTGGAAGCCGAGGAATCGGACAGCGAGGCGGAGGAGTGGGGCTATCAACGCGCGCTGGCCGGAGCCAACGCCACGACGGGGTACTGACCAATGCCGGTGCAGATCGATCCTTCCCTGTTCAGCCTGATGGGCAACCAGCCCCATCCGGCCGACCGCTACTCGCTGACCGGGCCGGCGCCGAGCGGCTACGACCGCATGCGGCAGAACGTGTCGCTGGACTACGGCACGCCGCCCGATCTGGCGTCCGATCCACAGCTGCCGCCGGAGGAAGCCATGGCCGGCCGCAACGGCATGGCCTACTACGCCGCGCTGGCGCAGCTGGGCGCCGCCGTGGCGCAGGTCATCTCCACGCAGCGGCAGCGCCCGCAGCAGGGAGCGCCCATGACCATTGGGTCCGATGCGCCGCAGCAGCCGCAGCCCATCCAGTTCAGCGGCACCGACTACCAGCAGTTCCTCCCGCAGGGGTGACGCGCCGTCCGAAATCAGCTAGGCTTATCCTGCGGTGACGTGGGTAAGCGGGGCTGATCGGTGACGCCGGGCGCGCGCATTCCGCTCAGCGAGGCGGACGCACGGAAGCTGGCCGACCTGCTGGACACGGAGCTGTCCGAAGCGCTCATCCCGCACGCGGAGAAAGAGGAGCGGCTGGCGAGCTGGGATCAGCTCTACCTTGCCGAGCCCAAGCAGCAGAAGAAGACGTTTCCGTGGGACGGCGCCTGCAACGTCGTCCTGCCGCTGATCGGCACGACGGTGGACAGCATCGTCGCCCGCATCGTGAACACGATCTTCTCGGTGGAACCGTTCTGGACGGTGCGTCCGCTGCACAAGGATTTCCGCGACCTCGCCAAGCCGACCGAGGACTTCCTTGACTGGAGCCGGCGCGTCGAGTTCGACCTCTACAAGCCCGTCAAGTCGTGGACCATCGAAGTGGTCAAGTACGGCTGGGGCTGGCTCAAGCCGCGGTGGGACATCGACACGCGGCCGTACTTCAAGCCGCTCCCCAACGGCGACGTGCAGCGCGAGGACATCACCCAGCGGCGCGCGGTCGTGGACCACGTGCTGGCGCAGGACGTCGTGAGTCAGGCGGGGATCGCGGACGAGCGGTGTGCGGAGTGGATCGCGCACCGCGTGCGCCTGACCGACGGCGCGCTCCGGTGGAAGGTGGCGCAGAAGGTCTATCCGGTCACCGACGCGGAGCTGGAGAAGATCCTCGACGCCAAGGAGGACGCGCACCAGGCGCGGCAGAACCTCGACGTCACGGCGGACGGCCCGTACGGGCGGGAAAAGCTGAACACGATCTATGAGGTGTGGGGCGACCTGCCCATCGGGAAGGACCCCAAGCCCATTCCGGTCGTGATCACGTTCCACCGCCCGACGCGCACGATCCTGCGGGCGATCTACAACCCGCACTTCTACGGGTTCCGCCCGTTCATCAAGGGCACGTTCATCGAGCGCGAGGGGCGCAGCGAGGGGCTGGGGATCGCGCAGCAGCTCTGTCAGCTGCAGGACGAGATGTCCACGATTCACCAGCAGCAGGTGGACAACGCGACGCTCGCCAACACGCGCTTCTTCCTTGCCAAGCGCGGGCAGATCCGCCCCAACACACGCATCTGGCCGGGGCGCGTGCTGACGGTGGGCGACCCGAGCAACGACCTGAAGCCGTTTCAGCTGGGCGACACGTACTCGTCCATGCGGGCGCTCGAGGTCAGCGTGATGTCGTTCGCGGAGCGGCGCTCCGGCGTGAGCGATCCGCAGCTGGGGCGTGAGTCGAGCGTGCTGGGCTCGCGGGCCACGGCGACCGGGACGCTGGCGCTGATTCAGGAAGGCAACCGGCGGTTCGACCTGAACGTGCGCGACATGCGCAACGCACTCAGCGAGTGCGGCAAGGTCGTGCTGCAACTGAATCAGCAGTTCCGTCCCAAGGGGATCGCCTACTTCGTGCAGGGCGAGGACGGGCTGATGACCGAGGCGACGCTGGACCTGCCGAGCGAGTGGATCGAGCGGCGCCTTGGCGTGGAGCTCACCGCCTCCACCGCGACAATCAACCGCGAGGTGGAGAAGCAGGGCCTGATCGCGCTGATGCAGCTGCAGCAGCAGTACGGGCAGGAGCTGCTGTCCTACGCGCAGATCGTGGCGGACCCGAACATGCCGGGCGGGCTGAAAGAGATGGCCATGAAGGTGGCCGACTCCCGCACCGAGCTGATGCAGCGGGTGATGCACGCGTTCGATCAGAAGGACCCCGACAACCTCGCGCCCGCGATGGCCGCGATGGAGGATCTGAATGCCCTACCGCCTGACGTGGGTGGACCAGGAGCCGGAGCACCCCTGGGCGGCATGGGGGCTGGAGGATCTGGGGCAGGCCTGCCGGGAGATGTCGGAGCTGACCAGCTGGCAGGTGCTCCGGGCATGGCTGCTGGATCGCCTGACGGAGGCGCATTCGGCGCTCCAGGCGGCAACGAGCTGGGATGACGCCATGAAGGCGCAGACCACGATTAGCGTGCTCGAGAGCGTGATGGAGATTCCCACCGAGCTCTACCAGCACCTCAAGGAGATGGCCGATGGCCGACACGACTGAGGCGACGGCGACCGCGCCGGCAACGCCTTCCCCCACGGAGGGCGCTGCCGGGACGGCCGCCCCGACGCCCACGCCCGATCCGACGGCGGAGATCGCCACGCTCCGGGAGCAGCTGGCGGCGCAGACGCAGAACACGGAAGCGGTGAAGCGCTACGTCGCGCACCTCGTGACGCAGCTGCAGACGGCGCAGGCGGAACCGGAGATCGACCCGGACGACCGCAAGGCGAAGCTCGCCGAGCGGCTGCAGTCCGACCCGGAGTCCGCGCTCGACGCCATGCTGCAGGATCGGCTGGGGCCGCTGATGCGCGAACAGTACCGCCACGCCGGGGAACTGGCGAAGGCGGAGGCGGCGCGTCTCGCGGAGGCCGAGGGCTGGGGCGAGGAGTGGAAGGAGCACGTCACGGACGTGGATGCGTTCATGGCCGATGTGCCGTTGGACCGTCACGCGAATCCGAAGACGTGGGTGGATGCGCTCAAGCTCCGTCTCGTGATGAGCGGCAAGTTCGATGAACTCGCCATCAAGCGGGCGGAGAAGCGGCTGGCGCGGGAGCGGGAAGCCGCGAGTGAAGGGGCGTCTCCGGGCCGGATCGGCCCGAAGGGACCCGCGGCGGCAACGCCGGAGCAGAAGAAGATGGCGGAGGCGTTTGGCATGTCCCTCGAGGACTACCTGAAGCACGACGCCGCCATCCAGGGGGTGGGCTGATGGGCATCGAGTTCGTGCGCGATGAGCGCGACAAGCGCGCAGCGGATCCGCTGCGGGTGCCGGAGCAGCCCGGCATGGTGCGTCGGTGGGTCCGCATCAAGGGCTACGACGCCGAGGGACACATGGAGCGGCGCAAAGAGCAGGGCTACGTGCCCGTGGCACGCACGGCGGCGAGCGAGAAGGCGGGCGATGACCCGCGGCTGACTGGCGCGCACGCGGCGCAGCTCGACAACACCATCAAGCGCGGGGACCTCATGCTCATGGAGTGCCCCGAGGAGCGCTTCCTGGCCCGGCGAAAGGCTCAGCAGGAACTCACCGAGCGTCGCACACGCGGCGTGGAGGAGCGCATGCGGGCCGACATCGCAGATGCCGGGCGTAAGGGACGGCGCAAGGAGTAGCGCATGGCGACGATTTCCAAGCGTCGCATCGAGCCGGTGCGGACCGTGAGCGGGAACTCCCCGCGCACGCTGGTCCTGCCGCTCGGCGCGACGCAGACCTTCAAGGCGGGCGAGATCGTGCAGATCTCCGCCGGCTACGTGCAGGTGTGCGGCTCGGCCAACCCGACGGCCATCGTCGGGGTCGCGGCCGAGGATGCCACGTCGGGGACGGCGGGGCAGTACAACATCAAGGTCTGGCTGGCCGACCGCGACACGGTGTTCGTGGGCAACGTCGGGGCGGCTTCGACGCAGACGACGGCGCTCACCCTCCGGGGCATGGGCGCGGGCCTCTACGACGACGGCAACGTCTGGCTGGTGGACACGAGCATCACGGGGACCAGCACCCGGGTGCAGATCGTGGACCTCGATTCGCGTGACACCGTGGGCGACACCACGGGCCGCGTCCACTTCCAGTTCAAGACGCCGTACTTCCAGCTCGGTACCACGAGCTGAGCCGAAAGGAGCTGCACCATGCCGTTCAACACCGGTACCGGCTCCAAGCTGCTCGCCCCGGGGCTGCGGAACGTCCTGTTCCAGTCCTACAGCGAGCGGCCGACGGAGTACTCGGACCTCTTCAACACGACTACCTCCAAGCGCAACTACGAGGAGGACCTCGAGTTCGTCGGGCTCGGCAGCATGCCGGAGAAGCCCGAGGGCACGTCGGTCACCTACAGCACGCCCACGCAGGGTGAGCTGAAGCGCTACACGCACACGTCCTTCGCCCACGGCTTCCGCGTCACGCGGGAGATGATGGATGACGACCTGTATGGCGTCACGAAGGCCAAGAAGATGGCGAAGGAACTCGGCAAGGGGGCGCGCAACGTGCGCGAGGTCCGTGCCGCCAACGTCTTCAACAACGGTTTCACGACGGCCGCCGGGTTCCCGAAGAACGGGACCACGGAGACGCTGTTCAACACCGCCCACACGCTGCTCGGGGGTGGGAC